GGCGTAGACGACGAGGGCGATTTACTTTTTAATTACGAGGTAGCAGTACCTTTTCAAATTTTGTACGCAAAAACAGCCGACAACGTAACACGCACAACGGCGACGGGAACCGTAACGCTAGGTACCGTGCCTTGTACGTGGATTACGGCAGGTCAAATAGAAGATTGGCTTGGCATTGGTACGGCGTCGGCTTTAGACACAACTTTTTTAACACAATGCGCGGCAGCAAGTAACGCATTTTGTTTTCAAAGGCGTTTAGAAAGCGGCTACATAGACCAAAAAGCCACAAGCCCTAGCGACGCCGTAACACTTGGAACTATTGCCTACGGCGGCTTTCTGTATAGACAGCGCGGCGCAGTAACAGACTTTGCTAGTTTTGACGGCTTGCCTGCAGGCAACAGCGTCGGCTTGTCGCCAATGATTAAACAATTACTAGGCATACCCCGCCCCCAGGTTGCCTAATGCCCGTAGCGTTTACAGACCTGTTTAATGAAGCGCTAGACGACCTAGCAGCGTCGCTAACGACCATTACAGGGCTACAGGTAGTAACAGACCCCCGTAACTTAGTACCGCCCTGTGCCTTTATAGACGCCCCTACGTTTACCGTGTATAGCAATAACGTTGTAGAAATGACGTTCCCAATACGAATAATTACCCTAGGGCCTGGCAACCTAGACGCGCAACGGTCACTACTTAACTTGGCTAGCAAGGTAGTTACAAAGAAAATTGGCGTAACCGACGGGCGCCCTACTATTGCGCTAATTGGCGGCAGCGAACTACCCGCCTACGATTTGACCATAACCCTACAAACCCAAGCAACCAACTAAGATAGGTACAACATGAAATACACAATACTTAGCCCCCGTATCGGTACACCTGGCGACGAATACGAACCTGTAGACGGCGTTAACGTAGACGCGCTAGTAGCAGGCGGCTTTATAGAACAATCCACCGTTAAGGTACCAAAAGGTGCTAAAACTAAAACAGACACAAACGAGGAGTAAACCCCATGGCAACTAGCACTTATCTTTCATCACCAAACGTCACAGTTAACGCGGTATCTTTGCAGGACCAATGCAACGGCCTTACTTTTACGCGCACTATTGAAGCGCTAGAAAGTACCGCGTTTGGTTCGGGTTCCCGCGTTTATACTGCAGGCCTAGAAAATTCTACGCTGTCGCTTGACCTATATCTATCATTTAGCGCTAGTGAGACTTACGCTACTTTAAAAAATTTGGTTGGCACCCAAACAACCGTATCTTGGTCCGCAAGCGCTACAAGCCCAGGCACCGCAACTAACCCAACCATGACCCTTACAGGAGCATATTTGGAAGCCTTGCCGTACGAATTGGCTTTGGGCGCTTTGGGCGCAATCAGCGTCACCTTTACAGGTGGAGTTTACAGCGTTCTTGAAGTTTAATTAAACGCCTGCAAAGGCCCGACACAAAAGGCAAATAATGAAACTTACATTAAAAGTTGAAACTACAGAAAACACGTACGAAGTTACAACAAACCTTTACGTTATTGTTATGTGGGAACGCAAATACAAACGCAAAGCGTCAGAAATGGCAACAGGTATAGGCGTAGAAGATTTAGCGTTTATGGCATACGAAGCGTCTAAGTTAAACAAAATTGTTGTACCTGCAGAGTTTGACACGTTTGTAAAAAATCTTATTACTATTGACGTACTAAACACAGAGGCCCCAAACCCCACCTAAGGGGCACCCATGGGCGCCAACTCGCCGAAATGTTGGTAGCAATTTCGTGGTGGCCCCCGCAGGTACCTTTTGATATAGACGACTTGGCTACCGTTGTTGCTGTATTATCAGACAACAACAAACGAAAGTAACACTATGGCAGCCGTGGCAAATACTTTAGAAATTAAAGGTATTCAAGAAACCATGAAGGCGCTTAAAGCCATTGAACCCGAATACGCAAAACAGATACGTAAAGATATAAAAAACGCTGGCGCGCCTGTATTAAGTGCGGCCCGCAGTTTGATACCTACTAGTCCGCCGTTGTCAGGTATGGCACGCGGCAACTTGATTAGAGGACGTGAAGGCACCAAATGGAGTAGCGCAGGCGCTTCTAAAGGCTTTATTATCAAAACTAATAAGTCAGGTCAAAAAGCCCGAACCGTAACGTTTAAAACAGGGCAAACCGTAGATTTTGCTGCAAGACCTTACAACCTTTTAACACTTACACAACGCGACGCTGCAGGCTCAATTTGGGACCATGCAGGCCGCGGCACTAAAGGCCGTTTTGTAACTAATTTACAAATGCAGGGTAGTTATCAACCACGCGCCGCCGAACCTGGCGTAGAAGCCGCCCGCCCAAGCGTAGAAAAAGAAGTATTAAACATAGTAGAAAAAGTAATGAAAACAACTGACAATAAAATAAGGGTACGCCGTGGCGATTAACGTACCGATTATTACGACGTTCGCCGATAAAGGCGTTAACGCAGCACAAAAAGCGTTTGGCGATTTAAGTAAATCTACGTTAATTGCTGGCGCTGCTATAGGTGCGGCTGTTACTGCGGTTGCCGCTTTTGGTTATTCCGCTATTCAAAAGGCATCAGATTTTAACGAAGCAATAAGCAAAAATACTGTTGTATTTGGTGCCATTTCTAAAGAGGTAGAAAACTTTGCAGAAACAGCAAACCGCGCTTTAGGACTATCCGAAACTGCAGCATTAGCGGCGGCGGGTACGTTCGCTACTTTTGGTAAATCCGCTGGCCTTGCTGGTAAAGATTTGTCGGATTTCAGTATTGAATTAGTTACCCTGGCAAGTGATCTGGCATCGTTTAATAATACGTCAGTAGATGAAGCAATTAACGCGCTAGGTTCCGCATTACGTGGCGAAGCCGAACCGTTACGCAAATTTGGCGTACTACTTGACGACGCAACACTAAAAGCCGCAGCAACAGAACTAGGCATATATTCAGGCAACAAAGCGTTAAACGCACAACAAAAGGTACTTGCTGCACAAAAAGTTATATTTGAACAAACAGCCGACGCGCAAGGCGACTTTAGCCGGACGTCAACAGGTCTAGCAGCACAACAAAAGATACTTGGCGCAACCCTAGAAAATATCCAAACTAATTTAGGGCAAGCGTTTTTACCAATCTTTTTAAAAGCCGTCAAATTCTTTAACGACGAAGTAAGTCCTGCGTTTGAACGTGTAGCAGAAGTAATTGGCGAAAAGGGAATTGTTGCGGGTATGCAGCAAGCCATTTTTGAAATGGGTCCGTTTGGCACAAAAGTAGTATCTGTAATGGAGTCAATAGCGGTTGCTGCACTGATTACCGCTAATGCTGTTGGTTACATTGGACAAGCCGCCAATATGGCATGGCAAGAAATGAAACAACTGTTTGGCGTTAAAGGTTTGGTATTAAATTTAATGGGCCCATTAGGCCAGGTTTATAGCGCAGTTGAAAGAATTAGAGGTAAATCAGGCGGCGGCGGCTTTAAACAATTATTTGATATAGAAGGCCTTAAAGCCCAATTTGACAACTTTTCTGCGGGCATTATGAATATGGGCAGCGCGTCAGATTACAGTAGTTTTGCCGCTAAGAAACTTGCTGAAGATGCAAAGGCCGCAGCAGACGCAATTACACCGCCAGGTGGGGGCGGCGTTAGTGGTGCTGCAGATAAAGCGGCAAAGAAACTTAAAGCATTACAAAAAGCCGCCGAAGACGCGGCAGAAGCATTAAGAAAAGAAATTGCTGCCGCAGTTAAAGAAGCCGCCGACGCCCTTAATGCAGATATGGCAAAAGCGCTTGATAGCGCAAAAGACAAATTAAAAGATGCTCAAACTGCGTACAAAGATTTTAGTTCTAACGTATCTAGCGGAATTTTAAGTACGTTTAGTTTTTCTAAAGTGTTAACTGACGCAAGTGAAAAATCTAAGACCTTGGCTACGTCTGTAAAAGATGCAGCAAAAGCAATAGCGTCAGGATTAAAAGTTAGTTTAGAAGATGCACAAACTGAATTAACAAAAACAAAAGCAACGTTTAGCGATTTTGCTAAAACAGTCGCTAGCGGAATTAAAGAGTCATTTAGTTTTAAAAGCGCAAACGAAGGCCAAGACGGGTTTATTACTGGGTTACGCAATCAAGTAACAGCAATTCAACAATATAACAACGATATTCAAGCCCTTTTAGGTCGTGGTTTGTCGCAAGATGCTTTAAAACAAATTTTGGCTGCAGGAACTGAGTCGGGTGCAGCAATAGCAAAAGGTTTGTTGGCTGGCGCCCAAGATGATATTACTGGGGCAAATGGTGTTAACGCTTTAGTTGCATCGGTACAAGAAACTTCTGACCAACTTGGGTTAGCAACCGCCGAAATGTTTTATGGTGAAGGTGTTAACGCAGCCCAAGATTATTTAGACGGAATACAAACCGAATTTAATCATGCTATGGAAAGAGTTAACGCGTTAGAAACTGGCGCCGCAGTAACAACAAGTTTTGTTGAAGGATTGCAATCACAAATTAAAGGCATTTCAGATTATGCGGCTGATATAAATACTCTTTTGGGAATGGGATTATCCCAAGATGCATTACAGGCGGTTCTTGATGCTGGCGGTGAGTCGGGTGCAGCAATCGCCCACGAACTTGTTATGGGTGCCCAAGACAACATTACGGGCCCATTAGGCGTTAACGCTTTAGTTGCTGATATTAAAAAGGTTGCAGGTGCAATCGGTATAAAGGCAGCCGACCAGTGGTATGCCGCAGGTGTTACAAACGCCCAAGAATATCTTAAAGGTGTTGAAGATGCTATTGCAGTAGCGCAAAGCCGCTTAGATATGGCAGGGTCAGGCCTTACGCTGGCAGATATTAAGGGTATTGGTGCTGGCTTTTTTGACCAAGTTACTAACGGTTACACGCCGACAGCGTACGAAGATTTTATGCAAAACAACCCATTTTCTACGGGTGCCGACGGCAATATTGTTTATAACATAAACGTAACTGGCGGTATATCTACTAGCGCCGAAATTGGCGAAGGCATTGTAAACGCTTTACGCGCATATAACAGGGCTGCAGGCCCCGCAAATATAAGTATTGCATAATGGCTACGTCAGTAATTGAAAGCGGCGATTACGAACTCTTTATAGATACAGGTTTTATGCTTGACGCTTTCGTACTTGACGAACCAGTGCGCGGAGTATTAAACGGTACCCAATACGTGTTAGACGGAACTACAGAGTTTGCACCGATGCTGGAATACTCAACAAACGTGAACGTAAAACGTGGGCGCCGTGATATTGGCGACCAATTTAGCGCTGGCACAATGTCATTTAACTTAAACGACAACTTGGCAGGCGGCACTTTAAACCCGCTTTACTCATCTAGCCCTTACGTAGACCCCCAAGGCGTATTTACCCTGGCACCTTTGCGCCGCGTATCATTCGGAAGATTTAACAGCGTCAACACGTTTATAACCTTATTTGTAGGGCAAATAGTGTCATATGACTACAACTATGAACTAGGCGGGCAAAACACGGTAACGGTATATTGTGCCGACGACTTTTATTTACTAGCCCAAACAGCGTTAGCCGAATACAACGTAAGCGAAGAACTATCAAGCGCCCGCCTATCGGCTGTATTAAATTTGCCCGAAGTTGCCTATCCTGCGCTAACGCGTGACATAGAAACAGGCACCCAAACATTGGGCGGGGCAGCCGCCTACACGGTTGCCGAAGGCACCAACGTAAAAGCGTACATAGACCAAATACAGGCCGCCGAACAGGGCCGTATTTTTATGTCGCGTACAGGCGATATAACTAGCCAACCTAGGATAGGTAACACCCTTTCGGGTAGCGTTGCCGACTTCCACGACGACGGCACAAACATACCGTATAACAGTTTGGGCATTATTTATAACGCCGACCTAATAGTAAACAGGGCCAGTATTCAACATTTAGGCGCCACAAGCCCCCAAGTAGCCGACGACGTGGCAAGCCAAACTAAGTACCTAATTCAAAATACAAGTATTACTAATAGCCTTTTACATAACGACGCGAGCGCTTTAACCTTGGCAACCTACCTGTTAGAGGGCGAACCAATAGCCACGTTTAACGCGGTACAAACCGATTATTTAATGCTTACAACAGCCCAACGCGAAGCATTAGCCCTAGTAGATATTGGCGACACGATAACAATTACCAACACGATTACAGGCGGCGAAGTAGCCCAAGAACTATCAGTAGAGGGCATAGAAATACAAGTAAACGTAAGCAACGGGCATAGGGTTACGTTTTACACGGCTAATACAACTATTGTTTACCAGTTCATTTTGAACGACGCAATTTACGGTAAGTTAGATATACAAGACCCGCAGCCAGTTTTAGCGTAAAGTAGGACATATGCCAAACGAACAGACATCGGTACCGCTTTTTACTAGTGGCGAGGTATTGACCGCGGCAAATATGAATTTGTCGGCTGGTACTGGCGTACCTGTATTTACTAACACGACTACGCGTGATGCTGGTTTTGGTGGGGCTAATGAAAAGGTACTTGCTGAAGGGCAACTTTGTTACTTGTCGTCAACGAATGTTGTGCAGTATTACGATGGCGCGGCGTGGGCTACTGTCGGGCCTGCAACGGCTAGCGCATTTACTTTTATTAACAGCGCGTCTTTTAGCGCGGTGAGTAGCGTCAGCCTTGCTACAAACACTTTTAGCGCAACTTACGACAATTACAAAATAATTTTCTTAGTAACCAGTTCTAGCGCAAACGATACTTTTGATTGCCGTTTTCGTGCTGCAGGCGCAGACAATTCAACGACAAATTATTTATCTAATTGGGTTGCAAGTGGCGCCTCGGTTTCCGGTGGCGTCGGTGGAACATCTAAATTGTCTTTAGCGTTTGTTAAAGCGTCAGGCGTGCAAGCATTGACATTAGATATTTTGTCGCCCGTGTTGGCGTCACCTAGTTATTGCAGTTGGCAAGGTCGTAGCAATGACAGCGGCGCGGCTGTTGCTGCCCTTACAGGTGCGGGAACATTTACAGGAAGCACAAGTTTTGACGCAATGTCATTTTTTCCAAACTCGGGAACAATTACAGGAAGTTATAGGGTTTATGGCTACAGCAACAGTTAAACCAACCGTACAAATTGGCGACGAAGTACGCGAAATGAACGAAGTTGAATTTGCACAGTACGAATTTGACCAAGCCCAAAGCAAAATTGCTGCAAAAGAATTAGCCGATAAAGCAATAGCGCGCCAATCCGTACTTGACAGGCTAGGAATAACAGCCGATGAAGCCGCGCTACTACTTGGCTAGTGTCATGCTTGCACTCGTCCTGACCGCTTGCGAAACGACACGCACAAACGCGCCAATAAAAGTAAAGAACAGCGCGCTAACACGTTGCAGCACTATTACCCAATGCGAAAGGGTATCTAATGGTTAAGGAAAAAGCCGAAATAGAAACGCTTCACGCGCGCATGATTGTATTTGTCGGCTGCACTATTGCCGTAACGTTTGCACTTACCGTTATTGGTTTTGTTTACGGCCTACTGTTTGTTACTCAGCCTTTAGAACAGTCACCAAACGACGCCCAATTTATAGACTTGCTATCTACCCTTACCGTGTTTATGACTGGCACACTTAGCGGCCTTGTGGCAGCCAACGGCCTTAAACGCAAACCTGTAGAACCGACCAGTGGAACCCCAACCCCATAAACCCGTAGTGGTACCGCCAGTAAAAAAACTGGTATTACCTGCTACGTTGGGCCACGTCAACCCAGGCGAACTACCCGCCAATATGCTTGTAGATATAAAGCCGTACGGAAAGTTGCACCCGCGCGCCGCCAACGCATACAACGCAGTAAGGGCCGCCGCGTTTGCTGCAGGTATAAAACAATTTAAACCAATATCGGCAGGCGATACGTACCGGTCATTAGCGCAACAAACCGCAGGATTTTTACAGCGCTACACCCTGCAACCTATCGAGGGCGCGTCTACGCGAACATGGCAAGGGCGCAAATATTACCTACGTCCAGGAAACGCGCCACTAGCTGCACCTGGTACAAGCCGCCATAACTTAGGTTTAGCCGTTGACTACGCAAACATGGAAGGCGATACCTGGGCGTTTATGTGCGAACAAGGCCCGCTATACGGCTGGTCATTAGAAGTC